CGTCACCAAGATTAATATTTCCGTTTATAGTAGTGTTGCCGGAAATAATGATGTTACCGTTAACAGAAAGAAGTCCGTTAACAATAGCTCTATTAGAACCTGTAGTACCTAGTCGAGTAGATCCAGCTGATACGAAACGGACGTTAGCGGTAATGGTATTTGCGTAGAGCTTTGATTCGTCAATGGCGAACTGGTTCAATCGAGTTACGAGATTGTTTGTTCTTGTGCGCCATGTATCAAACGTATTTGTTAAGGCGACGTTAGCGAGTAAGGCCATTGCTTATCCTATCTTGTCTAAAATACGCTGCATGAGCGTCTTAAGATCGTTGATCTCTTGCTTTATGTTATTTATGTCCGAGATTGACGACTCAATTTCTTTAGCGTGAGCTTTTCTTTTTTTATAGGCTTGAAGACCGTTAGTGTCGGTATTCAATACAGCCTGAGTCGTCATGTCTCGAACATACTCTGGTTTTTCTTTCACTCGAGCGAACTTTTCCATATATTATACCTGTAGAGCGATAGCTCTTAAATCCCTCACGCGAGGAGGATTTGTGCTGGTGCTATTTATGAGTACGATCTTAATCTGGAAATACTTGAACGTTTCGAATTTGGCTTTCGCTGTGTTCAGATACTTATAGATGCCCGATGAAGTGTTAGAACCAAACTTATACGGCGAACCGCTTGAAGCTGCATAGTCAGGCACATCATATACGAGTTCAATAAAATCGTTTTTGTTTTCGCTGCTTGAATAGCGAGTTCCAGAAGTAAATCCTTGATCAGTATTAAGAGTCATCGGAATCCAACGAGCCTGATCCATAGTATCACTATCAGAAGCATTTAAAGCTTTCATATAAACTAGGATATCTGATCCAGATGGTTTATATACGGTTAGATATGCGCGAAGATCTTCAGCGTCTTGACCATCAGCCAATGTTACGATACGAGTGATATATCGAGCTTCTGAACTTCCGCCAAACTGAACATAATCTTCTGTTGTTCCTATAGCCGTAGCAGTACTAATCAAATTATGTGTCGAGTACAATGTGATACGACTTAGATCGATAGCAGGAGATGCTACTTTATTGCGTCCATCTAGCTGATACATAATTTCTACTGATCTATTCGTAGCCATTGTAGCAGAAGTTGCAGCTGTATTAGATTCATTGCTGCGACTTAGGATATACCTTGGTACACTGAATTCATTGTCTCCATTCATATTCAACTTGAAGAACGTAGTGTCACGTGCGCTCGTACTTGTAGCCATCTTAGCATAAGCACGAACTTGATTGTTTGACGGCTGAATCATATTCGTGATCAAGTTGACATTGTCCATCGCAAGATTAATGATGGAAACAATACGTCCGCTGTATCCGTTTGTTTGACCCTTGATATATGTGCCAGCCAAGAACAATCTTGCGTTAGCGAACGCAGGACCTGTGTTGATATACGATACGTTAGCAACAACCAGACGTGTATTAGCATAGTTCGTACTATCATAATAATACACACGTCCTGTTGGATACGTAGCAGAAGTTGTAGCAGAAGAAGTGAGAATCAATTGACCATTAGTCGCATTTCTGTATGCATTGTTCGCGATCTTAACTCTTACTTGCTCACCACCTCTAAATGGCGTACCTGCTGAAACTTCTCGAACTCTAATTGCGTCAGTAGCGAACTTAACAATTTTTCCTGTAGCTCCAGAAGTCACACCGACAACATATGCAGATCCATTCGTAACGTGACGACCAATTGAAATGTTACCGTTAGCCGCTGCAGCTGCTCCAGTCCAGGTACCAGATGTTGTTGCGAAGTTACCTACGATACGAGTTTCGCCGTGAATAACTTCACCAGTTCTTGAAAGAGCACCAGTCGTGTTCGCGATATTAAATGTGTCGCGAGCAGGATTCTTTACGATAAGATTACCAACATTGCTTGTGTCAAACTCAGCATAGTAAGCAGTGTATTTTAGATCTTCATCGATAACTGGTTCGTAAATTCGATCGTTTGATGAATAGTAAAGGACTCCGCTTGCTGGCTGTTCTGAGATACGAGCACCTTCTCCCTTGAGCGCACGAGCTGCACCAATTCCTGTATAGTCATTCATTCCGATAACAGCAGTATGAATTAGATAATTTGGATTTGTTGCGATTGGAGCAACAAGAACAGCATATTCAGTTTCGTCAGAAAGATAAACTGGCGCAGGGAAATATACTGGTGTTGGTACTGTTGCGTCATCACTGATGTTAACATCATCTGGCTGTAGTGTAACACGACCATATGGCAGAACACGACGAGTAATCGTACCGCTGGCAGGATCTACTTCACGGAGTTGAATTTCAACACCAAGTTTCGCGTCCTTGCCCTGGAAATATAAATCCATCTTGGTAATATACATACCACTCGTTTCGATTTGAGCAGTATGACGACCGGTAACAACGAAAGTTTGAGCAAGAGGATCCTGTTCGTTCGCTGGAGCGAAGTCTTGCACGCTTACGATTCTAGATCCTGTTGCGACTGATGTTGAACTCTGAGAACCAGTTGAAGATTTTAATAATGCAGTTTGTGTAATCTCAACAGATTTAGTTGTTGTAGAAAGAGCAGAAACTGTTGAAGACAATCCTTCAGCTGTGTATTGAGCTTCAGCTGCTGTTGTATATTGTCCTTTTGTACTAGAATTTGTTGCATTATCAACAAAACGTAGACGCTTGGTACCAGTTTTGAATTTAAGAGCTGCATCATTAGGCAAACGGAATACACCGTAAATAAAACCTCCTGATCCAACTACCATTGCAGAACCTTCTGCTGATGCTGGTTTAACCGGATTTCCATTAGAATCTTTAAGACCAGATAGATATTCAGCTTCTGTCAATGGTGTTACATATGCGCTAACATATGTATCATCAAAGAACGCATATAGAGTGCTAGAAGGGCGCATACCTTCAATTTTAAACAAAATCATACGAGAACGCATAAAAGGTATGATACTTGTATCTTTAACGATATTTCCGTAAGATTGCGTATTCGTGTTTACCTTAATGCCTGTTTGATTGCCAGTTTGAGTAGTGATTGTTGGAGTAGCATATGTAGAAGTTGTTTGAGTTGAAGCGCTGGTTACTAAGGTATCACCACCACCAGCAGCGTTGCCCATAAGCCACTGTTGTTGATAAGCAGTATCTACTGTTACGCTTCCTGTGAGTACTGGCGCTCCAGTAAATGAAGTGATAGGCGCATTCCACGTTGCTGGCCAGGTAGACGCAAGATATTCCCATGCGTCAGTATTCTGATCGATCATGATGTTAGTATCTGGACCCTGAACAGTATCACACCAGTAATCAGAATCTGGCGTTAGAGTCATGGTACCTCTATAGCTATAAGAAGCACCTGATCCGTTTCTTGTTGTTGATGCATATGGTTGATTGACAAGCACCTTATGTGAATAAGGAAGTGTTACTAGAAGACCTGGAGATTGTGTTTGAACAGCAGAAATAGTGAGTGTCCCACCACCATCGCTACTTGTGACTGTTGCGCCTGCTACGAAATTGCCTGTGGCGTTTTCAATATAGATTCTAGTTCCTACTTTATGACGGATAGTCGCAGTATATGATCCAGAAGTTACTGTTGCGCCGGCTTTAAATGAATTCGTTCCAGGAGTTGTAGTGAACGTGACACGCTGATCTTTAGATACACCAGCAGGAGTTACGTTCGTGCGAACAACATATGTTGAATTAGACGTATAATGTAGTGGTGTTTCGTCAATCGTGAAACGAGGACGCATTTGACCTTTTTCAGGATCGATCGCGATCTTATAATCAAGATCAAACACATTACCTACTGCGTGTGAAGTAAATGAGTCAACGAGAATACCGTTCTTGAAACGATCAGCACCGGCATTATCTTGAACGAGCATGTCACTCGCGCTCTTCTCAAGAAGATTGAGAGAAGTGTAATATTCAAGACGATCGATACGTTGAGCAATTTGTCCTATATCTTTCATCGTATAACGACGATTGCTTAGCTTTTTAAGACCAATAGCTTGATCTGGACGTCCATAACGACGAGCCATAACAGCAGGGATTGAAGGATATGGAGAAACTCCAATCATAGCCATAGCCATAACATCATCAGGAACTGTTGGTGGAACTGGTCTTTGACCAGCAACGCCGCGAGTAATATTAAGTTTACCTTTTTCAGTTAAACCGACGATGTCGATACGAGATTGATAATAACTAAGATCTGTTGTGAAATCTTCATTTGGTGGAGTAAAATGCAAACCGCCTGAAGGAAGAACGAAAGTATTCGCTACCTTTGGATTAATAGAAATATTTGTCAGAGATGTTACGCTATTGGCACTATCTGTTTTTCTAGGACGGAAATCCACACTATCTCTAAGATCGTATGTTGTGCCTGATGTTTTTGATTTGTATAGAGGAATTTCGTATGTGAATATCTTAGCTGTATCTGTTCCTGCCGTAGCATCATTAACTGGATAAGAGTCTACAGAAAAGAATCCTCTACCAGAAGTACCATGAGCAAGATAATCTAACTTAACAAGCAAACGATCGTTCGCACTAATTGTTAATGAGCTAGAAGGAATCTTAACTAGCTTGGCGTGATCATAGAAACTGTCTTCCATTCCCGAATCTAGAACGAATTGTGAAGTAACATCAGACCCATCTGTAGTTGTTACGAAATTTGAACCGTTCTTCTTGCGAACTGATACGAGTTTAAATCCGTCCGAGAATCCAAGAGGCCAAGGTCCAGACGTGTTAGCCACATATGAAGTTCCGCCACCATTGTTTACGTTGATTTGTACCAAACGTCCACGTTGAACAGTTTTCGTTTCTTCTTGTGAAAGCAGCTTGTTTAATTTTACGATTACTGTTGCGTCGAGCGTTCCCGCTCCCGCGATAGTTTCGTTCAGATTTAGAACAGCCGTATTCAATGGTGTACCAGAAGGAGTAATAGCACGAGCGCCATTTCTTCCATATCCAGCAAAATCAAGAATTTGTCCGCCTTTAAATTTCTTAAAGTATGCACCGTTCGTTATTGTAGAACCAGCATTGTTCAGAACGCTAAGAGTCGTTGCGCCAACTGCACTTACGATAAAGTCTCCTGCGAGACCAATATTGATAATATCGCCTACAGCTACTTGTCCAGTGAAGTTAGGTGTTGTTGAACCTTGTGTTACTGTGTTAGCACCACTTGTGATAGATACAGTACCTGTTAGAGTAGATGTGTTTGCGTTTCCACGAGAAACAATATACCAATCAGAACGCTGTCCGTCTGAGCTGAGAGCAACACCAGCACTTCCATCGTATGTTTCATCCGCTGCGCCAGTCGACAATGAATATGTACCGGCAGAGTTGAACGTGATATCAAATGATTTATAGAATGTGAAATCGTTTCTAACTGCATCGCTGCTGCTACGAAGCTTTCTTATAGCTGTAGCAGGCAAACGAAAAAGCGCAGTATCATAATTTGGTGAAGTCATTGCTGCAGCAGGAGAAGCTACGATATCAGCTTTTCCTAGAACAGTACCTGTTCCTCCGTTGTATCCAATGGACTGAACATTCTTGAACGTGTATCCGGCATTCAATTTGATATCTGTTAGATATAGTTTATAGAAAGCTCCAGGAGTACCAGGAGTTCCGCTATAATATTCAACACCACGAACACGAGCTTTACCTACTTCGTTTCCTGGAAAATTAGTTGATGAATACACTTTTGTGAAAACTGCATTCGCTTGTAGCGTACGAAGTGAAACAACGCCTTGTTGATTTAAATCCCACTGTCCGCATACGTTACGCACAATAACATAGTTGCCGTAATCAGCAAGAGTCTTGGCGTCGGCAATTGTTTGATAATCAATACCCTTATCAATAGTTTTGCTTGTTGAAACAATACGATCTACGTCATATCCATGAACATAAGCTTTTCCTGGCTCTGCGAACACAACAAGCTGTGATGAATTTCCGCCTTCTCCTGATGTGTAGATACCTTGATTGTTACCAGTCTTTAGATGCTCTTTGACGCTGATATTGAATCCTTGTACAACATAGTCTCCAGATTCATCGTATGTACGACTAGCAATATAATCACGAATTTTAGCATATTCTGTTTTTGTAGAAGTAGACTGAATAGTACCATTTTTAACTTGCATAAGTTCTACGAATGTATTTGATACAGTAGCAGTTAGATCTACTGCAATGATAGGCGCAGTCAATTTAAGACGAGCTGCGCCAGGAGCTGCATAATTATACGCTCCGCTCGCTGGATCTAGGAGAGTTCCGTCGTCGACTTCAGTTACGATTGTTTCTGCTACGTCAAATCCTACACGAGCACTACCAGTCGTAGAATATTTACTGATAACAACTGTTTGAGCAGGAACGCGAATGAAGTGATCTTTAGCATAGATAACGCCGGCATTAAAAGTAGCTGCCGTTCCAATACCCGCAGCTCCACCTTGCGCAGAAGTGATAGTGTTGGCATAAAGGATTGAACCGGTTGCGGCTACTGTGCGAATGATTTCATTGTTAGCGAAATAACGATAACCAGTAGAATTATTAGCCGCAAGATACTTTACAAATAAAGTTTTCGTACCAGATCCAGCTGAATTTGCTTCTGAACCATCATTCGTATTGATAACAGTAGCAAGAACGCCAGAAGTCTGACCCTTAATGATTTGATTTTGGAAATTCGTTACGACTACGGTATTGCTAGTCGAATTCTTATCACGAAGCTTTAGATAGTAGTAATCTGTATCATAATACATCTCCATGCCCTTAACAGTAGAGCCTTCCTTGAAGATGTTTTCTGCGAAACGATCGATTTGATTTTGAAGGATTGTTTGCATCTGCGTAAGTTCACGAGCCTGTACAGCCAATCCTGGACGGAAAAGAATTCTATGGAAATTCTTTGTTTCGTCAAAATCGTCGTAGTATGGATCTACGTTGAAATTCGTAGATAGCGATACGTTATTTGCGTCTAAAGCCATGATACCTTCCGATTAATAACTTATTGTGATCTTGTAATCTTCTGTTTGCGCAGGCGATCTGAAGACAGGATCTCTTATCTCAGTATATATGACTGCGCCAGAGAACAATTTTAGAGCAGGCTTAGATACAGAAACGACGTTCGCCGTCACACCTGTAGTTTGCCCAACAACAAGTTCGTTTGTTTGAAAACCTAATCCAATTCCATTAGTCGTCACGCGAATCATCTTCAGATGTCCAGATGTTCTCGCGCCGTTGGTGTTAGCGAAATAAACTAAACGAGCTTTAGCTTTGCTCTTTTGTCCTAGAATAATTTCATCGCCTTCAAAATCTCCAGTCACCAACGTAACGCCAAGATTTGTTGTTTGATCAATA